TAGTATTACCCCCGACTTCGTAGCAGACTTTGTAACGCCCCCCACCACAACCGCGTGCGCCGCCTTTCACTTCTCAAGGTTGACCAGTCGAGTCATGGTTGCGCGCAGGTTCAGACGTGTTGCTAGGCGGCGCGTACCGTTACGTCGGACACGAGCGTATCGTGTGCGCCGCCGTAGGGTTCTTCGGCGCCCTCGCGCTGGTCGTGGAAATTATCGTTTTAAATTTACGGTGTTGTCATCTATAACTCAAGGACTCGACAAAACTGGAATATATAATGTGTCATTCAAGCCCAAAGATTTTAACGAATTCGTCAACCTTGCTGCAAATTTTGAAGCTTATCGATTTACCCGCCAACGAGTTCGAGTTCTGCCCCAGCAAAACGTTTCCAATAATAGTAGTAGTCTTATTGGTGATTACGTTATTTTTCCATGGCACAGACCTAGCCCATCGAATTACACTTTCAATGATTTCTTGTCTGTCGACAAGGCCAAGGTGTTCCGTGGAACCGGCTGTGGAAGTATGACTTTCGTCCCTGCAGTTCTGGTATCTACAGCCGCGACAGGTGTTGGAGGAGCTAATTACGTGAAGACTACATATAAGTCTCGTATTGAAATTATAACTAAGGATTCAATTGATGTGGATCATTATACGGGAGTTATAGGGTTTCAAGCTTTGAGTGATGCTCCTGAGGGATCTAAAGCGCATTACAATGTAGTAACTGATGTATGGTGTACTATGTATAATCAGAAAACAATAAAGAATTATTAGTTAAAATGCTTTTTTATTGACAATCTCCTATCGAATGCTGTATTAACATAACCTTCAAATTTGTACAAGTCGTCAGTATTAATGTTAGATGTAATCCAGATATATTTAGAAGTAAATTCTTCAAATCCACCTTTAATTTGAACTTTGTAAGGATAACGGTCCATAATTTTGAGCATTTCGTCATATTTTATCCATCCGTAGAAGTCGTCGATGATTACGCATTCTTGTTGTTCGTATCCGTCCCACCACAAGCCTCTAGGCTTGTAGTAAATGGAATCCAAGGCTCTTCCTTTAGCTTCCGCCAGGGCTGTTCGTGATTTTCCTGTCCCTGGTTCGCCCCAAAAATAGAAGACCTCAGTTTTGAAGTCTCGCACGGGAACAGGTCTAATGGTCCTAATGTATTCTTTGATTCCACGATGATATTTGATAAAAGCGGCGGGGTGATGCTCAGCCACTGATTTGATGTTCGCTCCACTCTGTATGGTATCCACGACGGCTGCCAGGTCATTTCTCTCCCCCTGCGATTGAGGACGACCCGCTTCAAAAAACTTGCCTGCCTTTGAACAGTATTTTTGGTTGTCCTTGTCGGATCCAGCTGCCTTCTCAATATGGATTCTGTCACTGAGATGCTTTTTGATGGTACTGAAGCGCATGGGTTTTGTAAGATTACAGAATCCTTGTAGATGAGGTGTTTCGGTTGTGGGAGCGATTTCTTCTCCAATGATGCCATACTTGCAGTAGTTGTTGATGAAAAATAACGCTTGGTTTAATTCGCGTTCACTATAATTATTAAGTGTGAACACAAACCGTCGTACTGTGCTATTCATCGCCGCATGCGAGTCACTGGCGGCCGGGCGCAGCCCGGCCTTCGCCGGTTGCCTCTCGCATTGGGCGGCGCTACTAGCGCCGGTTGGGACACTCGAAGGCAGTAAGGTAGAATATTTAAGCAGAGGGCATATACTGTCGCGCGTAGCAACAACGAAGTCGGGGTA